CCTAAAGTTCGTTACACTAGACGAGGACTTTGATGGTGACGAATCAGACATTGAAGTTATAGCCAACCATTTTAATAGGAGATACCCATGAATAGATTTATTGTTGATGAAGACCCAGTGATTATAGCAGAGTCATTGTGTGACCAACACATAGTCAAGATGCCACTAGAAGAAGCACAGATGTTATGCACTGCACTGTGGCATCATGCACCAGAGTATGCAGAGAAAAAAGGTTTGTATAAACCTGTCCACCAAAAGCATCCATGCACATTGTGGGCAATGCATAGTCGCAGTAATTTTATGTATGCGTATAGACTTTATGTTGCGATGTTAGTTGAGTATACAAAAAGATATAGCAGGATACATGGTGCAAGCAAACACAAGAATGCTATATTCTTTGGCAGTACTTATCTACCAGAGTTAGGTATCACAAAACATCCGCAGTGTTTCAGTGGCATGGACGAACTCAAGACGGATGAGTTCCTACCTATCAATGCCTATCGTGCTTTTTACAGAGCAGACAAATTAAAGTTTGCCCGATACAACAAAGGTAGACCAATGCCAGAGTGGTTGGCAGCATGACTACAGTATATACCCTAGCAGATAAATATTATTTGTCCCATGATTTCAAGAACTTACGTGATGAAACTAAAGCACAATATAAATATTTTATGGGTGTGTTTCTATCGACAGAGATAGATGGTACGTGCATAGGTGACATGCGTTATGCGAAAGTGACAACCAAACGTGCAAAACTTTGCTACGATATATGGTGTGACAGGGGAATACCTTTTGCTAATCACATCATGGGTGTTGCACGAATACTATTTAACTTTGCATTACGCATGGAACATACCACACTAAATCCATTCGCTAGTGTGCGTAGGAGAGCCACTGACAGGCGCAAGACTGTCTGGAGTAGAGAACATGTCAAAACCTTTTTAGACGTAGCCTACAGCGATTTTAAGACACGTAACATAGGTTTGATTGCACACATGGCATACGCTTGGTGTCAGAGATTAGGGGATATGCGGTTGCTCACATGGGACAGCATAGATTTTGAGACTGCTCGTGTACACATAGAGCAATCCAAACGTAGAGCCGATGTTGAGTTACCCATTGATGATGATTTACTGGACATGCTAAAGCAACAGGAGAAAGACTTTGGTTTTCAAAAGTATATTGCACCTAGACCACAGCCGATTGATGGTGAGTTTAGACCATATACAATATTTAAATTACCAAAGTATGCAAAAAATATTATGACTGTTGCAAATCTGCCACAAGAGTTACGCTTGTCTGACCTAAGACGCACAGGCACTACAGAAATGGTGGATGCAGGTGTGGGAATAGCACAAATAATGTCTGTAACAGGACACGCAAACCCACAATCGGTCAAACCTTACATGAAAAATACGTACATGAGTGCAAATAATGCATTGACAACTAGAAAGATGCATGTTATAAGCACTGATAAGTGACACAGAGGAACTGTTATGTATACTAATAATGTATTAAACACTATAGGTGATATACCTAACGGCACTACAAAAAGGACTAACTGTCCTAACTGTGGTGGTCGTAATACTTTTACAGTTACCAATAACATGGGTTCTCTTGTGTGGAATTGTTACAAAGCTTCTTGTAATGTCAAAGGTGGTACTCGTGTACACTTATCCATTGATGACATTCGTGATGGATTTGCAGGAGCAGAGAAATACGCAGAAGATTTTGTAATGCCTGAATACGTTGTGCCTTGTAAAGGTCAGCGTGAACTCACTCGATTCACTGCTGAGTATGCGATTGATGAGTGGGAATTATTTTACGATGTGAAAGATAATCGTGCAGTATTTCCGATTCGACATGATGGTGTTATAGTAGATGCCACAGGTCGTTCACTCAGCAAGCGACTTCCTAAATGGAAGAAGTATGGAAAAAGTGGGTTGCCTTTTACCGCAGGTTGTGGTAAGGTGGCTGTCGTTGTTGAGGACTGTGTGAGTGCAACTGTTGTTGGTTACAGTTCCTTTGTTGGGGTTGCGCTTCTTGGTACATCTCTACAGGAATCGCATAAAGGATTTCTCTCGCAGTTCTCGACAGCGGTAATTGCATTAGACCCCGATGCATTACCAAAGACTTTGCAGATGGCAAAGGAATTACGTGGGCATGTACCTGATGTGCGTGTCCTAAAACTAAACAACGATTTGAAATATCGTGACCCCAAAGATATGGAGAAGCTAAATGGAATTATCATTAATTAGAAGTTTGATGAACAGGTCATTCTACGATGACCACAGGGGAGCTAAGTGTCCCGACAAACTGTTCAGCAAAGATGTTCGCAAGATTAAACAGACTATAGACAGTGCCATGACTAAGTACGAGCGTACTGTTACACCCGATGAGATAGAAGCTTTGTTCTTGTCAAACAATCCCACCATGACTACCGCACAGAAACAAGCATACTCTGCCCTGTTCTTCAAGATAAAGAAAGAAGCACCGATGGGTAGCGATGTAGCTAACGAAGTGTTGTCTAAATTATTTCAGCAAGTCATTGGCGAAGAGATAGCTAACTTAGGATTTGATTATGTCAATGGTGACAAGGCTAGTCTTGAACCACTACGCAATATGCTAGAGCAATATGGTGATGACTTTATTCCTAATCTCAATGTCGAGTGGGATGACATCGAACTAGAGACACTGCTGTCTCGTGCAGACTTGGAAGCACGTTGGACTTTCAATGTGCCTACACTCACACGCAAGGTCGAAGGTGTCAATGCAGGACATCTGATAGAGATAGGTGCTAGACCCAATACAGGTAAGACATCTTTCCATGCAAGTTTGATTGCATCACCACAAGGCTTTGCACATCAAGGTGCTAACTGCATCATACTGTGTAACGAAGAAGGATATCATCGTGTCGGTGCTAGATACCTAACGGCTGCCACTGGCATGACCATGAAAGAAATCAAAGATAATCCTACAAAGGCTCGTGACTTGTATGCCCCTGTTAAAGAACGCATCAAGATAAAAGATGCGACAGGTCGTGACATGGCATGGGTCGAGAGTATATGCAAGACATACAAGCCTGACATTGTGTTGCTCGACATGGGTGACAAGTTTGCTAAGACAGCAGGGTTTGCTAGGACAGATGAAGCACTAAAAGCAAACGCAGTACATGCACGTATGATTGCCAAGCAACATGAGTGTGCTATCTTTTATATGTCACAGCTTTCAGCAGATGCGGAAGGTAAAGTGTTACTCAATCAATCCATGATGGAAGGGTCACGTACAGGCAAGGCAGCCGAAGCTGACCTTATGATATTGATTGCTAAGAATCCACCTGTCGATGGACAGGAAGAAGAAGATTCACAGCGACATCTCAATGTTGTAAAAAATAAGTTGACAGGATGGCATGGTGTGGTACACTGCGAACTTGAATATAAAACTGCAAGGTATTTATCATGAAGATAGTTGTTGATATAGAGAACACAGTCACAGAAAGAAATGGCAAGTTACACCTTGACCCATTTGAGCCTACCAATACGCTTGTTATGGTGGGCATACTGACTGACACTGGAGAAGAGTATCAGATTACTTTTGACCATGCGGACAAAGAAGCTACAGAGAATGGACATAAGATAGTGCAAGACTTGCTTGACAAAGCAGGTGCTGTTATCTGTCACAACTCTGCGTATGATTTGATGTGGTTATGGGAGTCTGGTTTCAAGTATGATGGTGCGGTGTTTGATACGATGCTTGCTGAGTATGTACTACAGCGTGGTATTAAACAGCCATTGTCTCTTGAAGCATGTGCTGAGAGATACGAAGTTGATACAAAGAAACAAGATACTCTCAAGTATTATTTTAAGAAAGGTGTAACGACACGCGAGATACCACACGATGAGTTGGTTTCTTATCTGTCTGCTGACCTACACGCTACACAACAGGTAGCAAACAAACTAATGTATAGATTAAATAGCAGTGATGCATCTCTGATGGATACAGTTCTGCTTACTAATCAATTAGCAGTAGGACTTGCTAAGATATACTGCAGGGGATTTAAGGTTGACTCTACAGCTTTGGAAGATGTGCGTGACCAATACGAAACAGAGAGACATCTTCTCGTAGAAAGTTTAGAAGAACAAGTCAGAGAAGTTATGGGTGACACACCTGTAAACTTAAATAGTCCAGAGCAGTTATCATGGGTTATCTATGGTAGGAAAGTTAAAGACAAAACGGATTGGGTTACAGCTATTGACCCATACATGACAGGCTCTGATTTCAAAGAAGCCATAGCACAGCATACAACACGATTATATAGAACACAATCAAAGCAATGCTCTACCTGTAATGGCTACGGCAGGATTCGTAAGACAAAGAAGGATGGTACACCATTCGCTAAAGAGACAC